TTAATATCCATCCGATCCTACCGCATGGGGCATGGATGGGGCAAACTCACTCAATTTCTGGTTGAGTATGAGTACCTGGTCCTGGTTGTTTTCTGCCATCCAGGATCCGTACACCCGGTAAACCATTTGCGCGTCGGTGTGGCCCATTTGCTTCGCGATGAAATTAGGGTTGGCACCGGCGGCCAACGACCAGCATGCATACGTGTGTCTTGACTGGTATGCTCTGCGATAGCGAATCCCGGCGCGCCGCATTGCCGCCTCCCACGACTGGTTGATCGACCCTACTGCATAATGATGCCCAGCCCGGCCATTACGCGATACGATCTGCGGGTTGAACACGAACGTGCATGGATGCACATCAGTACGGCCGTATTCACGTAATTTCACCTCAACCTGATATTGCTTGTTCAGCCTGGTCATTTCAGCCTGGTTCTTCAACACATCGATGGCTGGCTGTATAAGGTTAATGATGCGATCCGTTCCGGCCTCAGTTTTAGGAAGGGTGAACTCCTTCGTTAAAGTGTGGTTGCGACGGATCATCATCGTTCCAGCTTTCAGGTCGATATCTTCCCATGCCAGAGATACCAGCTCTCCATGCCTCACCCCTGTGTACACGGCCAGAGACCACATGTTTTTCAATTGCTGATGAGTACATGCATTAATCATCCTGACGAACTCCTCTCGTGTGAGCGGATCTGGTTCAGTACGAGACCGTTTGAGCATGGAAATGCCGTTAAACGGATTCGCCTTAACATAACCACTGTCCGCAGCGAAGTTAAACATGCCTGACATGGTTCTCATGTAGTTGTTGACAGTCCTGACGGATCTTCCTTTTACTGGTGTCTTTTGTCCTGTCTTCAATACGTGATAGCCGGTTAACAACTCCTTCCTTATAAAAAGCAGGTCTTCCTGTGTCACCGCAGATACCAGCTTGTCCCCACCAATTCTCGGTATCATGTTGCGCGCTATAGATGAATAGCGTGACATCGCGTTGGTGCTGATCTCCATCCGCTTCAACTCAAGCCACTTGTTCGCCAACTCGAGCACAGTGATTTCCTTATTCTCTACTCCGAATTTTTTCAGGTTCGGCGAGTCCGGGAACTGAGCAGCATAATTGAAGTTACCAGTCTTTATCGCAAAGCAAACTGACGCGCGCAATTCGCCTGCAACCTTCCTGTTTTTTGATGTATCTGGCACGCCTAGGCTTTCACGCACCCGGGTGCCTTTATAGATGAACCATATGCGGAGCGTGCCGCCATGGTTCTCCACGCCTGTTGGGTATGCTGACTTAGCCATTATTCCCTCCTGACGTCCAAGAGCCCGCTAAGCATAAACGGATCTTCATTGGCGCGCACCCGGCTGTTTCTTTGACATGCTCTCAACCCACTGGTCAATAGCCTTTCTGTTGTACATACACTCGCTGTTTTTCTTAGGCACTCCGTCAGGGGAAACATGCAGATATTCCCGTCCTACCATCCAGCAATTTTTTCGGGCCCGCTCGATAGTGCCCGGGCGAAGGCCGGTAATCTCGACGAGCTTTTCTTCGGTCACCCAGTCGTTGGGTACGATTAAGGTCATTTCGCTCATGGGTATCTCCAGGCAAAAAGAAGCCCGGACGAACCGGGCAAATGGGGGATATCCTCGGCACCTCAAACGTTATCACCGCGCCAGAGGTTATGCGCCTGTATCAGGATATCGAAAGTGTTGCTACCGACTTCGGTACCACCTCAGAAGAGTACAAGGCAGCCAATCTTTACTTCCAGCAGTCACCGCAACCGCGGGATTTGTACATTGGTAAAATGAGCAAAACACCGGTACCTGCTACAGCTGGAACCCTCACCGGCGCTCAACTCAATGCCACCGAACAACGTATTGAAAACTTCAGCGCTGTCACCGATGGCGCACTGAATATCACCATTGATGGCACTGCAAAAAATATCAGTGCTGTAGACCTGTCTGCGGTGACCACGTTGGCAGAAGTGGCAACGGCCATCAGCACCAAACTGGCCGGCGCTGTTGTGACCTGGAATGCTGTTACCGCACACTTCCTGATTACTTCGCCAACAACCGGTGCAGCATCAATCGTTGGCATTCCTTCGGCCGCTGGTGCAGGAACGGATCTGGCTCCGTTAATGGGAATTAATGCGGCAAGTAATCCGACAGCGGTAAGTGGAACTGATGCTCAGGCTGGTTCTGCGGTTCCTTCTGTGGCGACTGCTTTGGGATACTCTGCTGACTGGTACGGCCTTGTCATTGCTGACACGAGTATGACAGATCAGGATCATCTTGATGTTTCTGCTCTCATTGGCTCCGCAAGCGACTCCCGTATATATGGTGTGACTACTGCCGATGCCAAAGTTCTTAGTTCCACGGATGCTTCTGACATTGCCAGCAAATTGAAAGCTGCTGGCTACGTGCGCACGTTCTGTCAGTACAGCCAGGTACCGTATGCAGCAGCTTCTGCATTCGGGCGTGCGTTCACTGTCAACTTCCTGGGAAATAACACCACCATTACCCTGAAATTCAAGCAGGAGCCGGGCATCACTGCCGAGACAGTCACCGCGCAACAGGCTGACACGCTGAAGGCCAAAAACTGCAACGTGTTCGTGCGTTATGCCAACGACACAGCAATCATCCAGGAAGGGGTGATGTCCAACGGCGACTTCTTCGACGAACGTCACGGACTCGACTGGCTGCAGAACTACGTCCAGAACAACCTATGGAACCTGCTTTACACCTCCACCACCAAAATTCCACAGACTGAAGCTGGTGTGACGCGCCTGGTAACCAACATTGAGCAATCGATGGACCTGGGGGCGAATAACGGCCTGGTGGCTCCAGGTATCTGGAATGGGGGTAACGTTGGGCAACTGACGGCAGGGGATATGCTGACCAAAGGCTATTACGTCTTCGCTAACTCGCTCAATGCGCAAGCTCAGGCAGACCGTGAGGCGCGAAAAGCTCCGGTGATCCAGGTGGCAACCAAACTGGCGGGTGCTATCCACTTCGCTGACGTATTAATCGACGTGGTGCGCTAAGGAGACCCTGAATGAGCACTTATTCTTTTCTGGATATCACGGGGTCAATGACTGGCCCAACCGGGGTGATTGATCTTGGCTCTGGTTCCGCCAACTCCGAAGAAGGTATCACCGTCGCCATGGTGGAAAATAAAAACACCATGACGATTGGGGCAGATGGTGAAGGTATGCACTCTCTGCACGCTGGCAAGGCGGGAACAGTTACCGTCAATTTGTTGAAAACATCTCCTGTAAATAAAAAGCTGTCTCTGGCGTATAACGCGCAAAGCGTGTCTTCTGCGCTTTGGGGCAACAACGTATTCGTATTTCGCAATACGGCCTCCGGCGACATCATGACAGCGCGCGGTGGGGCATTCCAGAAACACCCTGACTGGCAGAACGCCAAAGAAGGCGGGACAGTGGCCTGGGTATTCGACTGCATCAAAATCGACCCGTTCCTGGGGGAGTATTAATCCATGGAAATCACCATCAAGAATGAGCAGTACCGTATCGCTAAACTGAGCGTTTTCGAGCAATTGAAAGTATCCCGCAAGCTATTGCCTGTACTGGCAGGTCTGGTCTCGGACTTCCGTAATATCCAGTCAAAGCTCAGTGCGAAGGACACCGAAGGCGCGCTGGAGAGCATCGTGCCGAAGATTGCTGACGCTGTTTCCGGCCTAAGCGATGCTGATGTGGATGCGATCCTGTTCCCTTGCCTGCAGGTGGTTGCACGTAAACACCTGAACGCCTGGGTTCCAGTGTGCCAGCAGGGGACTATGGCATTCGATGATATCGACCTTTTTGTAATGCTGCAGTTGGTGGCGCGGGTGGTCGCGGATTCTCTGGGAAATTTTTTGCAAGGACTTCCTACCGGCGAGACGAGTATCCTGCCAGTGGAATAACCTTCAACACCTTGCCGGGCGGTGAGGATTACATCCTTCGCCCGGCGCTCGCCTTCAACCTCGATCAGAAAGACCTCGACAGCGGTGCAGTTGACCTGTGCCGAATCGCGCTGCTTAACGATTACCTTGATATGCGTGACGATAACGACGCGCGTGTAGCCAAATGGAGAGCCCAGAATAATGGCTGATACAATCCGTGATTACCTGGTCTCTCTGGGGTTCGATATCGACGGCGCTGGTCAGGCGAAGTTTGAAGCCACGCTCAAAGGCGTAGCGGCAAACGTTGTTAAGCTGGGTGCAGCGGTGGAATCCACGGCGCTGGCGATTGTTGGTTTTACGACCTCGATCGCCAACGGCCTGGACAAACTGTACTGGGCGTCACAGCGGACCGGAGCTTCGGTAAACGGTATTAAGGCCCTTGGCTATGCTGCGTCCCAAACTGGGTCCAGTGCTGAGGCTGCCCAGAACTCACTGGAGAGCCTGGCGCGATTCATGCGCAGTAATCCGGGCGCGGAAGGGTTCCTGAATCGCCTTGGTGTGCAGACGCGGGATGCGTCCGGGCAAATGCGTGACATGTCATCCATCTTCACCGGCGTTGGTCAGCGCCTCAGCAATATGCCGTATTACCGGGCAAACCAGTACGCGCAGATGCTGGGCATCGACGAAAACACCCTGATGGCGATGCGCCGTGGGATGTCTGGCTTCACGGCTGAATACCAGTCGATGATGCAGAAGACTGGTTTTGACGCGGATAAGGCGGCGCAGCAGTCCAACAAATTCATGACCTCAATGCGGCAATTTGTGTCGCTGCTGGGGATCCTGCGCGATAAGGTCGGCTCAAACCTGGCTGGTGGCCTGAGCGGCACGCTGAATAACCTTAGTAAGCAGATGTTGGAGAACTGGCCGAAGATAGAGAACGTCGTCACAAAGGTTGTGAAGGGTGTGCTCTTCGCGGCGGATGTGATAGCTCAGATGGCGTGGCGCGTCTCGCAAGCGGTCGGCGGCCTGATTGAGTGGTTTAAAAAGCTGCCGCCGGATATACAGCAGCTGATTGCCCTAGTTTCTGCGTTGGTATCCACCTGGCAGGTTCTTAACTCGGAGTTTCTCAAGTCGCCAATCGGCCTTGTGATAGCCCTCGGCGGTGCAATACTGGCGCTTATTGAGGATTACCAGACGTGGAAGGAGGGCGGGAAAAGCCTTATCGCTTGGGATAAATGGGAGCCGGAGATTAACGCTGCCCTGAAGTCACTGGGGGAACTGCGAGATTCAGTGAAAGCGATCGGTGTCGAGATAGCCAAGCTGCTCAATATCAACCTCAAAAACTGGACCCTGAAAGGCGACATCGACAACCTCACCAAGCAATTTGGTGAATTTGGCAAGATGATCAAGATGATTGGCGACCTGATAAACGCCATCAACGAGGGGCGATGGTCAGATGCTTACGCAATTGGTAAAAATCTGCTTTCTCAGGGGAAGGGGCAGGATGCACTTCCTGCTGTATCGGATAGCGCCAATAACACTGCCGAATGGATTAAAAACAGGACTGGATTTGACCCGAGAAGCATCGGGCAGACTTTCAATGGATGGCTGTTAGGAGATGGCGGCGGATCAGGCAAAACACTTGCAGACCGGAACAACAACCCGGGTAATCTGCGCCCGGTAGGCGGTACCGGGTTTACTTCTCATGCAACGCCGATGGATGGGTGGATGGCAATGGCCCGGCAGATTCGGCTCTACTTCACCGGGAAAAGTGCTGCTGCCGGCTTCCAGAAGCTACAGACAATCTGGGACATCATCCACAAGTACGCCCCGGCTAGTGACAACAACGATCCGGAGGCGTACTCCAACTTTGTCGCCAACATGATGGGCGTGGGAACTAAAGATAAGCTGAATCTGAGCGATCCGCAGCAGTTCAGTAACCTTCTGCAGGCGATGTCACGCAAGGAAGGTTACGGGCAATGGAATTCCCCACTGGCGAGCCTCGCGGCAAACCAGGCGGCCTCCCAGATAAGCCAGGAAACCAACATCAATATTTACGGTGCGAATGACCCAGCATCTACCGGCCGGGAAGTGGCAGACCGCCAATCAGGAGTTAATTCTCGCCTCACACAGCAACTTCAACCGAGGGTCTACTGATGGATATCTTGTCGGCAATCTTCCGGCTGCAGTCACGCAAAATCGGCATCTTAGTGCCAGATGTTGTGGTGTCAGAAAAGCATGTTGATGCGCTCGAAATCACTGAGCATCCGGTGGAAATTGGCGCTCCGGTGAATGACCACGCCTATAAACGCGCCAGCGAGGTCACTATGGAGTGCGGGTTTTCTGGTGGCGGATCCATTCTCGATTTTGTGGATGCCTCGGGAATCGGTCTGGGAATTGGCCTGAGCCCAAAGGAGGTTTACCAGCAGTTGCTGGATCTTCAGTCTTCCCGGTTGCCGTTCGACGTGGTCACTGGTAAGCGCACCTACAGTAACATGCTGATTCGCGCCATTGAGGTGACGACAGACCGCACCAGCGAGAACGTACTGTCGTGCGTATTGACGCTACGCGAGGTGCTATTAACGCAAACTCAGAGCGTCTCTGTGGCTGATAAAGCGAATATGCAGGACGGTGTAAGCACGGCATCTGTCCAAGACATCGGTACGAAAACGCCAGTTCCAGTGAGCAACACCTCGCTGCTGCAAAAATTTATCGGTTTCCTGGGGTCTGCATGAAGATTAACGAAATACCGCTCGGAGCGGATAACCAGACGTTTCGCGTCATGCTCAGTGACATCAACTACACGCTTAAAGTCGTATGGCGGGACGAGGCCGGTTGGATATTGGACGTTATGGATAGCGGGGCACAGCCACTTTTAATGGGCGTTCCGCTTGTGCCTGATGTCGACCTGATAGAACAATACCCGGACCTGGGGATATCCGGTGCGCTGATCGTCATGACCGACAATGGCGCGCCGGAATACCCGACGAAAACCAATCTTGGTTCTTCCAGCCATCTTTACTTTGCGCAGGTGACCGCATGACCGTAAACTGGAGGCGTCACTTTGAACTGCGCCTGCTGGATGATTCCGGTCAGGGTATTTCCCTGACTGACTTTAAGGTAACGTTCGCGATCGACTGGTTCAATTCAATGTGGCCGCGAGTCGCAACGCTAAAGATTTACAACCTCAACCGCGACACCATGAGCCGAATAACGGGCTCAGAATTCTCGCGGATCACTATTATTGCCGGGTATGACGGGCTGGCATCGCCGGTATCTGAAAGCCAGGTAGGACAGGTAACGGATGTGTCGCCAGATCAGGTAGGTCAGACGCGAGGCCAGAACTTCGGGGAGATTTTCAACGGTGAGATACGCTTCACAATCACCGGGCGAGATAACCCCACCGACATTTTTACCCTGATTCAGTCCATTGATGGGCATCAGGCGTTTAACGAGGCAGTTTCATCCGGCAGCCTGTCTGCCGGGTATAAGCTGTCAGATGTTCATACAGTGCTGATGAGAGATTTCTCCCCGTTCGGTATAACCCAGGGGGTTACCGGAGAGTTCCCGGACCGCGTGATGCCTCGGGGCCGGGTGTTCTACGGTATGACCCGTGAATACATGAGCAATCTTGCTGCACAATGCAACTCCAACTGGCAGTTTGTGGACGGTCAGGCGCAGATGGTTCCTGAAGATAAATATCTACACGAGGCCATTGTGCTGAGCAGCGCTACAGGGCTCATAGGGATGCCGCAGCAGACAATGGGTGCTGGCGTCAACGTTCGCTGCCTGATTAACCCCAACATCAGGGTGAACGGCTTAATCCAGCTCGACTAGGCATCTGTCTATCGTACCCAACTGCCGAACGATGAGATCCAAAGATCACAGGCAAGAATCACAGAGTCGAGTAATGATGGTAACCTTTCACTTGGCGGCACTATAGCGCAGCCCGCCAGTGTGGCCACTGATGGCGTCTACATTGTCCAGTCAATAAGCTACACCGGCGATACGAGGGGAAATCCATGGTATATGGATCTCATGTGTATGGCTCGAGGGGCGCGTGATTTGCAGTCGAATTCGGCCCTACAGCGAACGGCTCCACAATGAAAAAACTACTTTTGATGGCTTCTTTAACATTGGTCAGCTTTGCTTCACTGGCGGAAAATTCTGACTACATGAAGTGCGGACCATTTGTGTTTTCAACCTCACCCGAGAATGACGGATACCCGAGGATAAACGGCGCTAAGCCTGATGGTCAGAAGGTAACTTTTCTCAAAAAAGAGGGTGATTACGAGAACATAAAAATGCAATGGATCGTCCTGAATGAAAACACGGGACAGCGGTATGGCCTCGATTACATAAAACGCAATGGGAAAGGAATTCTCAATGCTGAAGCAGTACGCCAAAACATGAGCGAGCCTCGTATTTTTGGTACTTACGACTGCATGAAGGTTGAATGACCATGGAGCCAGGAATTGCTGTCATCCTCGTAGTTTTGTTTCTGATTGTTCGTGGCTTTGTAAAAAACCGCAAAAAGAAACGTGATGACCAGTTTGTTAGGAATTTTGAGTTTAACCGAATTAAGCGCAGCGCTGCTGAACATGCCAGATACAATATGCTTCGCGCAGAACACATCGGGGCAACTAAGTTCCGGTGGCATACTGCAGGGGATAGCGGATGTTGTAATGCTTGCGCCAAGAACAATGGGAAAGTGTTCAGGTGGAAAAGACCGCCCAAAACTGGCCTGCCTGGTGAGGGAAAATGCTGTCCTGGCGGTAAGTGTCGCTGCTGGGCTGAAACTATAGTCCCACCACCAAGTGTTAAATAAATTTAAACAAACCCGCTCCGGCGGGTTTTTTATTGCCAGGAGATCTTCATGCCAGTATCACCACGCGCGCAGGACGGCAGCGAGCAGCAGACGCTTGATGCGCAGAAACTGTCTATTTTCACCGGCCTGCGCGTTGCCATGCCCGGAATCATTCAGTCGTTTGATCCTGATACAGTGACCTGCACTGTTCAGCCTGCCATCTACGGCCAGAAAGTCGGTGAAGATGGTAAGGCTACCTCCGAGGCCATCCCGATCCTTCCTGATGTGCCGGTGGTATTCCCGCGTGGCGGAGGGTGCCGCTAACTTTCCCGGTTAACCCAGGCGATGAGTGTCTTCTGGTGTTCTCCGATCGTTGCATTGATTTCTGGTGGCAGAACGGCGGCGTACAGGAGGCGGTAGACCCGCGCCAGCATGACCTGAGTGATGCCTTCGCCATCGTAGGCCCGCAGTCTCAGACGCGCAAAATCAGCGGCATCAGCACCACTACAGCGCAGTTCCGCAGCGATGACGGCAGTACCTACTTCGAAATTAACCCGGACACGAAGAAAATCAAGCTGGTCGCGCCGGGCGGGTTCGACGTGGTCTCCCCGGAGTCAACCTTCTCGGCGAAGGTGACGATCACCGGTCTGTTAACGTGGATGGGCGGAATGGTCGGTAGTCTTTCTAGTGGAACGGCAGCGAAGATAACTGGCGCCATTGAGTTCTTCGGTTCGCTGAAATCGAACAACAAAACCATTGATGATACCCACACCCATGACGACGTACAGCCAGGGACGGGGAAATCAGGAAGTGTGAGTTAACAGCGAATTACCGCTGGCAAGAAAATTTCAAAATAACGATTCGTAAATATATTTCCCCATCAACGGGATAAAACAAAGCCCCGAGTGTTGACGCACTTCGGGGCTTTTTACTTTCTACACCTTGATGAGAGCAAGGGAGAATCAGTGCTTGATTTTAGCAAACTAATACGGGAGTTGCGATTAATGATTAAGCAATTACCAAGCTGGAAATTCATCATGATCTGGATGGTGGCTATTGTGGCTGCTCTCGGTTATTTCATAGGCCAGGTTCGCTGGTGGTAGAGGGCATATGCGATACAGACGCGAAGATAGCGAGGGTGATTACACCTTCGGACAGGGCGATGGAACTTTCTTGGCTAACTCGCCGGAGTGCGTAGCCCAGGCGGTTAAAACTCGATTTGAGCTCTGGAAGGGCCAGTGGTTCCTCGATACGGCGGAAGGTACTCCCTATATCCAGTCGATTCTTGGAAAGCAGAGGCCAGAAGTTTACAACCTGGCAATAAGAGACCGCATCAGTTCAACCCCCGGCGTGTTGTCCATTCTGTCGTTTGACACAGTTAACAGCGGAACAACTCGTCGCGTAACGTTCACGTCCACCATAAACACCATTTACGGACAAACCACAGTAACTAGCGAGGCATAAATGGCTTTGAACCTTGAGACGCTGGGGTTATCGGCAACGGTAACGGCCCAGGGGATCAGTGCGCCTGATTATCAGACTATCCTGGACAAACTCACTGAATACTTTAAGGAGATCTACGGCAGCGATTCTTATCTCGACCCCGACAGTAAAGACGGGCAAATGGTAGCGCTGTATGCACTCGGGATTCACGATGCTAATAACACGGCCATTGCGGTATATAACTCCTATTCACCTGCTACAGGGATAGGTCGGGCGCTTGGTAGCAACGTTAAAATTAACGGAATTACCCGTAAGGTTGCGACGAATTCAACCACCGATCTAATTATTACGGGCGATATTGGAACGCCAATTCCAGCCGGTACTGTTAGAGATGCTAACGGGGCATTATGGGACTTACCAGTGGACGTGAATATTCCTGGGTCTGGTACAGTCACAGTTACTGCTACATGCAGAACTCCCGGTCCGGTCGCTGCAATGGCTAACACCATCACACAGATCGCTACACCGACCAGAGGATGGAAAACCGTAACAAATCCATTAGCGGCAACAGTCGGCTCTCCCGGTGAAAATGACGCGCAGTTGCGTCAGCGGCAATCACGGAGTACTGCGTTACCATCAATTACCACCATTGATGGGTTAGACGGTACGCTACTGGATATTCCCGGCGTAACACGCGTACGTATTTACGAGAACGACTCTGATACCGCGGATGCCAATGGTCTACCAGCGCACTCGATCAGCTGCATTGTTGATGGCGGAGATGCGACAACTATCGCCACGGCAATTTCGAAGAAAAAGGATCAGGGCACATCGACCTTCGGCACCACTACAGTGAATCTTGTTGGCAAATATGGAGAGCCAAAGGCGATTAAGTTTTCTCGCCCAGTGGTAGTTGAAGCGTTTATCGAAATAGTCATCGCAACTTACCCTGGCTATACATCACAAGTTGCCGGTGATGCTGCCAACTTACTGATTTAGTGTATGATGGTGTTTTTGAGGTGCTCCAGTGGCTTCTGTTTCTATCAGCTGTCCCTCCTGTTCAGCTACTGACGGGGTGGTGCGTAACGGCAAAAGCACTGCCGGACATCAGCGCTATCTCTGCTCTCACTGCCGTAAAACATGGCAACTGCAGTTCACTTACACCGCTTCTCAACCCGGTACGCACCAGAAAATCATTGATATGGCCATGAATGGCGTTGGATGCCGGGCAACCGCCCGCATTATGGGCGTTGGCCTCAACACGATTTTCCGCCATTTAAAAAACTCAGGCCGCAGTCGGTAACCTCGCGCATACAGCCGGGCAGTGACGTCATCGTCTGCGCGGAAATGGACGAACAGTGGGGATACGTCGGGGCTAAATCGCGCCAGCGCTGGCTGTTTTACGCGTATGACAGGCTCCGGAAGACGGTTGTTGCGCACGTATTCGGTGAACGCACTATGGCGACGCTGGGGCGTCTTATGAGCCTGCTGTCACCCTTTGACGTGGTGATATGGATGACGGATGGCTGGCCGCTGTATGAATCCCGCCTGAAGGGAAAGCTGCACGTAATCAGCAAGCGATATACGCAGCGAATTGAGCGGCATAACCTGAATCTGAGGCAGCACCTGGCACGGCTGGGACGGAAGTCGCTGTCGTTCTCAAAATCGGTGGAGCTGCATGACAAAGTCATCGGGCATTATCTGAACATAAAACACTATCAATAAGTTGGAGTCATTACCGGCGGAGCGAATGTATTAACTCAAGCGGAATATCTCGCACTGGCAGCACTGTCTACGGGATTTTCTTCCGGTAAGGCCAACTCTAAAGAAGTGAACAAAGCGATTCGACAGGCAACATTTATTGCTTCAGTTCTGGCCCAATTTATTTGCGACAAAAGCGGGAGCGATGTGCTTGATGACGGTAACGTAGCGGGTCTGGTCACAAAGTTACTTTCGGCAATCAATAAGACTTCGCAACCTCTCGACGCCACCCTGACTGCCCTTGCCGGTCTTGTAGGTGCAGCCAATAAACTTCCGTACTTCAACGGTGATGATACTGCCGCGCTGACAGACCTGACATCGGTAGGCCGGGGAATTATTGGGAAAAACGCCATTACTGACGTTATCACATACCTTGGTCTTGAAAACGTCCTGCGAGCTGACCACGCATCATTTGCCGGATTTGAATCAAACGATCCCGCAATGCCATACATGCGGCATGTCACAACAGATGCAGTAATTAGATTAGCCACTACCACCGCATTGCAAAATGGTCTGAACGACAAACAAAATAAAGATGCGACTCTGACAACACTGAGCGGGAAAGATGCGAATGGCATTCTCCAGTATTTGGGGTATGAAAGTGGTTCTGGGTGGGTGAAGCTGCCTGGAGGATTGATTATTCAGCGCGGACGAGTTGGACACTCAATTGGCATCACATCCGTTCTGGTTACCCTGCCGAGGGCATTTACCAGCCTGGAATATTCTGTCGCACAGTCCTGGAGTGACATTCAGAATATCGCAACAGGAGATGTTCAGAACCCTGCGAGCAACGGTACTCAATTTTCGTCCCGTACATTGACTACATTTCAGTCGTGGCAGGCAGGTCCGGGCGGATTCAATACTGACTATATAGCTATGGGATATTAACGATGGATTATATCTGGAGTGCAAAAAAAAATGGCTTCTATCCCTTAAGTGAACAAGATAGATATAAATCGCTGGGATTATGGCCTGATGATGGGGTTGAGGTTACCGAGGAGCAACATGCAGCGATTTTCCTCAATCCCGCTCAGGGAAAGGTGATTGGCACCGAGAATGGGAGGCCAGCCTGGATTACCCCTCCACCACCGACAGTCGAGGAGTTGCAGGCCGGAGTGCAGGCGAAAATTAACGCGCTGCGCGCCGAGGCTGATTCAGTTATCAGTCCATTGAAAGACGCCCTGGAGGGGGGATATATAGATGATGCGGATAAGCCAAAACTGACCGCATGGCAGAAATATCGCTATGCACTAACAAAGGTTGACTCAGCAAACCCTGTCTGGCCTGAGATGCCAATATAG